ACGGGCAGAAGCGGGTGTATGCCAAAACCGCGCTGCGCATCAAGAAGCTGCACGCGCGCTTGATGCCCAAGGCATGCGGGATCGACCCGGTGGAGCGGATGGTCGAGCTTGCGGGGATGGTTGCATAAGCACGGGGTCTGGGTGGGGATGATGACAATCTGGGGGATGCTGTGAGCTGGCGGGCCAGCGCGTACGTCAAGGCGCTCGTGACCTGTCCCAACGGGGAGAGGATCTCGCGCGCCGAGAAACTGGTCGCGCTGGTGCTGGCCGACTCGCACCAGGACAAAGGCGAGGGAACTTATCCGGCGGTGCGCACCATCGCCGAGGATGCCCTCATGGATGAGCGCGTCTGCCGGCGCATGCTGGCCGCGCTCGAACGTAAGGGCGTGATCACCCGGATCCGCGCCGCCAACCAGGGCCGCGGCCAGTTCACCTTCTATCGTTTTCCGGCGCTCGATGAGCACAATCAGGAGCACAACCACGGGCAAACAGCAGGCAAGAAATCGGCCGCTGTTACCGCGTCCGCAGGCAAGAAATCGGCCGAGGAGACAACCGTGGAAAACGCTGTAAAAGGAGGACAGGGTGTCCCCCTTTTTTTGGGCAAAAGGAGGACAGAAGGAGGACGGAAGGAGGACAAAACGGCACCGCCATATATGGAAGAACAGGAACAGGAACAAAAGCAAATACCTGCTCCCTGTAGTCCCTCGCCGGGCGAGGGACAAGTGAAACCTTCCTGCCGGGTGCTGCGCATCGACCAGGAAACCCCGGAGATGCAAAGAGCCATCGACCAGGTGATGCAGGCCTGCGGATGGACCAAGCCGCGGCTGCGCAGAAAGCTGCGCCTGGCGATCCAGCAGGAGGAAGACCTGGGCGAAGCGGCGGCCGCGATCGCGCTGAAGATCATCGCCGAGTGGAAGTACCAGGAGCGCAACGCCGAGCTGCTGTTTGCCTACGGGCCGGCGAACTTCATCGAGCTGGGAGTGTTCAAGAGCCGCGAGCGGTTGAAGTGGAACCAGGCGGCGCTGGAGCGTCAGCGGCAATTGGCGCAGGCGCGGGTGGGGAGTTTCTGAAATGGCGCGGATGGGAAGACGTGCGAAGACGGAAGCGGAGCGTGCATTCGACCAGGAGATGGGGCGGCGGTTATGTGTGGCGCGCAAAGAGGCGCATCTGACCACGGCGGAGTTCGCTACGCGGGCGGAGATCTCCGTGCAGCAGCTCTACTGGTACGAGACCGGAGTCAATGCGATCCCACTGCGCCGGTGGATGATTTTCTGCCGGGTGCTGCACGTTTCGTTGGCGAGTTTTATCCAAACCGCTAGTTTTAATTTGAAGTCGGAAAATAGTTGTGTCGGGTGCCCGAGAAATCGGTAAGATTGCAATCGTTCACACAACAATATCTCGCGCAAGCGAGCGGACTAGCGAACCGATGTGCGGCTGCCGTGCCAAAGAGACGGGAAGCCGCGCCTCAAAGCTTGCTGCGGCAAGTAGGCATGGATACGGGGATCTCCAGGACAATGCGTCGCCCTTTCAATTCGACGCTCATCAGCCTGAAACGAGGCCGCGATGAGTCGATCCGGAAAGTCCAAATCCCGCTATCTGCCGCTGTTCTCTCCTGAATCGGAAACAATCTGCCGGATCGTTCGCCGGGTAAGTCCCGACGAGGCGGAGAAGTATATCGCGCTGGGAGCTTGGGAGCAGCGTTACGACACCTACTCCGGCGAGCTGATGGGATACCGCCTGAAGGCGCTGGTTCGCGATGACAGCGAAGTGTTGTCGGCGGGGCACACGCCGGCGGCGATCAGCTTCAAGGAAATGCAGACCAATTGCGAGTACTCGCACACGTCGGGGCTGCCGGAATTTGAGCGCCTGCGGCGGGAAAAGAACGGCCAGCCGGCCGAGGATCATGTGGAGCGCGTGCAATGCAAGGTGATCGTCTACGCCCACGTCGGCCACGCAAAGCGGGACATTCTCCGGGTGTGGCCGCAGTGATTCCGAGCGAGCAGTTGACTGCGATGCAGATAGGCCTGGGATGGAAGTTTCACGAGCGCGGGCCGAGGCTTTGCTGCGCTGCCCAGTCGCTCCAGCAGATGATTCAGGAATGCGCGCGCCTGGTCTCGCGGCACGCGCTGAATTAAGTTGCTGCGGCAAGAAGCTTCACCGCCGGGAACGGCGTGAGGGAAAGGATGTACTTACTTATGAGCACAACTCCTCCGATCGGGCCCGTAACTCTGTCGCAGGCGATCTCCGATGTGGAAGCTGCGCAGGCAAGTCTTACTAACGCACAGAGCGGCCAGCAGACTGCCCAGGCCGCGGTGGATGCCGCGCAGTTGAAACTGGATGCGGCCAACTCGAGCAAGTCTTCGGCGGATGCCACGGTGGCGTCTGCGGTGACGTCGTTCAACGGGGCTCTCGATGAAATCATTGCGGCGGCCACGGCGGCGAAGATCGCCACGCCGGATGCGCCGGCCGCCTGACTAAGCTAACCCAAAGCAGGCGTTGGGCAGTGCAGAAGAGCGCGCTGTTCAGCGCCTGTTCTGTTTGGGTGTTCAGCCGGGGATCTCTGGAGCGTGCATGAATCCGTACCTGCAACTGGGAGCAACTGTTCTGGCGCAGCTGCTTGTGGCTGCTTTCATCTACGGGCAATTAACCCAGCGGCAGAAGGACCAGGGCGGCTGGCTGAAGGCGCACGAGGGAACACTCAAGGAGCACGGACTGCAGCTGCTCGATCACGAAGGCCGCATTTCGAAGATCGAAGGCCGCTGCCCGATCTGCGGCGAGCGGGTCATGGTTGACGAGTTCCAGCGGCCGAGGTGAAAGCACATGTGCTGGAAATATTCGCAGTCGACGGGAAAGCTGACCAATCCCGCGGGAAGCGTGGTGGGGAACGGATATTCGGGGCACGGCGTTGGCCTCAATAATCCCGCTCAAGAATCGACGCCCTGCATCGGGCCGATTCCCCAGGGGGAATGGGGCATCGGTCATTTCTTCGACGATCCGGGCGGCAAAGGGTATCTGGTCTGCCGGCTTACGCCGGTGGATGGCACGGAGACGCATCACCGCGCGGGGTTCATGATTCACGGCGACAACTCGCAGGGCGATCACTCGGCCTCGGAAGGCTGCATCATTCTGCCGCGCGTGCTGCGCGAGATGGTGCACTCCAGCGGCGATCACCTGTTGCGGGTGGTGGCATGAAGCTCATGTTCTGTTGCCGCGGTTGTTCGTCGCGGCTCGTTATGAAGTGGAGCACGTTGCGGCCGGTATGTCGCCGCTGTGGTCGACAGATGCATCCAGCCGGCCAAGTGTGCTGGCTGCCCAGGATGCTGGTGAGTTTGTTTAATGGGATATTTGGTTAGTCGTACGCGCACTCGAGGCTTCAGGTATGACGGCACGTGAGAAGTGGATCGGGGTGGCGGCGATTGTGTTGCTGCTGGCGGCCGCGTTTGTCGGGTATCAGTGGCTGCAGGAACACGACGCTCGTCTGAAGGCGGAAAGCGTGCAGGCGGCTCAGGGCCAGATCGTCAGCCAGGCGCAGAAGACCATCGAGGCGGCCAGGGCCGACGAACAGAAGGCGATGGCCGATCTTGCGGGACGGCTGGAGATGATCGAGAAGCAGAAGCAGCAGCCGGTGACGCCCCAGCAGTTTGTGGTTGATCTCAACAAGTTATTTCCGAATTTGCCGCAGCAGGCCAATGTCATACAGCCGCCGCCGACCGAGCAAACCGTGAACGGCAAAGTTGAGATTCTGCCGAGCGCTCCGATGGTGCAGATTCCCGCCGCTGATCTCCAGTCGCTGCGGGATTACAAGCTCGGCTGCGACGAGACGGGCGCCAGGCTGGATGCGTGCAATCTGTCGATGTCGGCAGAGAAAACGCAAGTCGACGGCTTGAAGGTGCAGCTGAAAGCGACCGAGACCGAGCGGGACGAGTGGAAGCGGGCGGCCAAGGGCGGGTCGGTATGGCACCGGACCTTGACGGCGGCGAAGTGGCTGGGAATCGGCGCGGCGGCGGGTTACGCCATCGCGCACCGCTAGGAGATCACAATGCGCGAATTTCTGATGTCGCATCAGGTAATCATCGCGGTGGGGCTGTTCTTCCTGTATTCGAACGCGGTGCAGGCGCTTCCGGCTCCGACCGAGAAGTCGTCGGGGTTCTATCGCTGGCTGTTTGCGTTCAGTCATGGGCTCGCGGGCAATCTGAAGTATGCGCTGCAGAAGGCGATGCCGCAGTACGTGGCGCCGGAGCGGCAGTAAGGAGAAGGTGCAATGACATACGTGATCGTGGGATTGGTCTGCTTTGTGGCAGGCATGCTGTTGACGGTGTTGTTTGGCAAGCGCGTGGCCAACGCGGCCATCGCTGAAGTGGCGTCGCTGGTGGGTGGCGTGCATGCCAAGCTCGATGCAGTGCTCAACCATCTGAAGTCGATCAAGGTGTAATGCCCTACGCTGCCAAGGTGCTGTGCCGTGGTGGCTGCGGCAAGCCGGTGTCGAGTGGTTATTGCGAAACATGCAAAGCCACGAACGCGCGCGCATTTGAACGCAAGTCATCGGCGCAGCGCGGTTACGGTTCGTCATGGCAGAGATACCGCGAGGCTTATCTCGGTGATCATCCGGTCTGTGTGGATCCTGATAAGCGGCATCCCGGAGTTCTGATGCCAGCCACAGATCTGGATCATATCCAGGCTGTGAGCGGGCCCGACGATCCGCGGTTCTGGGATCGGGAGAATCATCAGCCGTTGTGTCATGGGTGTCACAGCTTCAAGACGGTGAGAGAGAACCGCGGCTTCGGAAATGCAGCCAGGGTAGGGGTGGGTAAAATCTCTGGCGGCGACGGCGCCTAGACCGCGCCCGAGAGCCGTTCACGCATCCACAAAATCAAACTTTTCAGCCTTTGAGGCGCAACAATGACGCTGCTTGCCAACGCGCCGTAAAGTGCACGCTGACGCGCTCCGCAGCCATCGAGGACGGCCGCCCGAGCGCAATTCCACCGCCGAAGGGTTCCCAACATGCCTGGCAGACCGCCGAAGCCGACGAATCTACTGGAGCTGTCGGGAGCTTTCCGCAAGAACCCCAAGCGCAGGCGCGCGAGGGAAAAAGAACCGCTGCCGCCGGCGATTCCGCTGGAGATGCCGGCGCGCTTCCTGATCTTCCATCCGGAGATCGGCTACCAGAAAGCCGAGAAGCTGCGGGCCATCTGGGACAACTGCATCAAGATGTGGCCCTGGGTGACGTTCTCCGATCGCGACGCGCTGGAGCAGTACTGCGGCCTGAAGGCCAAAGACGACCAGCACCGCTACGCCAGCGGGCCCGAGCTTTCCGGCGCCGAGATGACCGCCATGATCCGCATTCGCTCCGAGCTCGGCGGCACCGGCACCGGCCGCGCCCGCCTGGGCGTGCAGGCCGCCGGCCAGGCGGGGAGCGCCAAGGCCTCCGCCAAGACCGCCGATCCGCGCGCCGCGTTCCTGGCCCGCAAGTTTGGATAACGTATGGCCACCCGTCGAACCGTCGCCGAGAAGTACATCGCCGACGCGCTCGCCGGCCGCATTCCGGTTTCCAAGCTGGTTCGCCAGCAGTTCGAACGCCATCAGCGCGACTTGAAGGAAGGCAAGGCGCGCGGGCTTCTCTTCGACCGCCAGGCCGCCCAGCGCGTTATCGATTTCTTTCCGCTGTTCACCTGCGGGGTGGACGGCGACTACTACGGCGCTCCCATCGTCCTCGATCCGGCCTGGCAGGCGCTGCTCTGGATCCTGTACGGCTGGAAGCGCAAGGACGAGAAGGGCCGCAAGCTGCGCCGCTTCAAGGTCGGATACGTGGAGATGGGCGCGGGCAATCTTAAATCGCTCATCCTCTCCGGCCTCTGCCTCTACGAGCTCTATGCATTCGGGGAGCGCGGCGCCCGGGTCTATGCCGCGGCCACCGACCGTGAAACCGCGCGGCGCGTCTTCGACACGTCGGCCACCATGGCCATGCAGTCCGACTGGCTGCGCGACCACCTGATGATCGGCAAGGAAGCGATCGCCGATCCGGCCACGGATTCGAAGTATGAGCCGTGCGCTTCGGAAGACAAGAACCTGCAGGGCCTGCGGCCCTCGTTCGTGTGTATCGACGAGCTGCACGCCCACAAGAACGACGGCGTCTGGAATGCGTTCTACTCCCGGCTGGGCAAGACCACCCAGCCTTTGATGCTGGCCATCACCAACAGCGGCTACGACCGCAACAGCTGCTGCTACAAGCAGCGCGAGTATTCGGAGAAGGTGCTCGCCGGGATTATTCCCGACGACGCCTGGTACGCCTTCATCTGCGGCCTCGACGATCCCGAGGATCTCGAGGTGCCGGAGGGCGAAGAGAAAGATGCCGACGGCCCGGAGCCGTGGGAAGACGAAAGCAAGTGGCCCAAGGCCAATCCCTGCTGGGGAACGGCCATCCGCCTCGCGGAAATGCGCGAGCAGGCCATCAAGGCCAAGGGAGATCCGAGTTCGCTCGACACGTTCCTGCGCTTTCGCCTGTGCGTGTGGACCACCAAGCTGTCCAGGTGGCTGCCCATCGAGAAGTGGGACGGATGTAAAACCGCGATCGACTGGGAGAAGCTCAAAGGCCGGCGCTGCTTCGGCGGCCTCGATCTTTCCACGGTCATCGACATATCGGCGTTCGTCCTGGTGTTTGAGCCGGTGGACGGCGATCCGCGCTGGTACGTGCTGCCGCACTTCTTCCTGCCGCGGGACAACATCAAGTTCCGCGTCAAGCGCGATCGCGTTCCTTACGACGTGTGGGAGCGCCAGGGCCTGTTTCACCTGACCGAGGGCAGCGTCATTGATTACGACTTCATCCGCGCCCGCATCAACGCACTGCGCGAGGACTATGAAATCGTGCAGATCGGCTTCGACCGCTGGAACTCGACCGACATCGTGACCAGGCTGATCAGCGACGGCCACGAGATGGTCAAGGTCGGCCAGGGCTTCGCCAGCATGCAGGCGCCGGTGAAGCGCATGGAAGAAGTGATCATGGGCGGCCAGCTGGCGCACGACGGCAACCCGGTGCTGCGCTGGATGTTTTCCAACGTGATCGTGGAGCAGGATCCGGCCGGCAACCGCAAGTTCAACAAGGCCAAGAGCCGCGAGAAGATCGACGGCATGGTGGCCGCGGCCATGGCCATCAGCGGCATGATGACGGTGCCGGTTGTTCCTTACACCGATCCGGAGATTCGCTACGCATGAAGGTTTACGTTTACGATCTCGAACTTCTCATCGGCTGCGCTCTGATCGCGTATGGCTGCTGGCTGGCCTGGCGGCCGCTGGGCTTTATCGTCGGCGGCCTGATGCTGGCCTTGACAGGTTTCTTCCTGGGTTATCAGCGGAAGGGTGATCGATGAGCCTCATTCAGAATCTGAGCCGCGGCGCGCTTAACTTCCGCGCTGATGTCAGCGGCACGCCGGCCGCCTGGGACGACTATTGGTATTCGCCCGTCGGGTTTAGCTCGGCGAGCGGCATGCGCGTCAACGCCGACAGCGCCAAGCGGATCGCCACGGTGCTGGCCTGCGTGGGAGTGATCAGCCGCAATGTCGGCATGATGCCCGTCAAGATCTACACCGAGGCTCCCGACGGCTCCAAGCGCCTGGTGGACTATCACCCGCTGTACGACGTTCTGTACGTCCGGCCGAATGACCGCCAGACCGCCTTCGAATTCAAGCAGATGATGCAGGGGCATCTGGAGCTGCGCGGCAATGCCTACGCGGAGATCGTCCCCGGCCCGCGCGGCGCCGTCGACCAGCTGGTTCCCATGCACCCGGATCGCGTGCACGTCGAGCGCCTCTCGTCCGGCAAGCTGCGCTACCGCTACAACGATCCGCTGACCAATGAAACCCGCGTGCTCGTTCAGGAGGAAGTCTTCCATCTCCGCAACTTCTCCGACGACGGCCTGGTGGGCCAGTCGACGGTGGCCATGGCGGTGGACACCTTTGGTGTCGCCCTGGCGCAGCAGGACTACGTCGCGCGCTTCTTGAAGAACGATGCCCGGCCGCCGATCATATTCGAGGGCGCGAACTTCAAGAACAAGTCGGACGAGGACCGCTTCCTGGACAGCTGGCAGGCGCGCAACACCGGAGCCAACCGCGGCCGCGCCGGCCTGCTGCCTCCCGGCCTGACCGCCAAGGTTCTGGGTATCACGCCCAACGACCAGCAGCTGCTCGACTCGCGCAAGTTTGGGCGCATCGAGATCTGCTCGGTCTTCGGCGTGCCTCCGCACCTGATCGGCGAGACCGAGAAGACCGCGACGTATGCCAGCGTCGAGCAGTTCAACATCATGTACGCGGTGCACTGCATCCTGCCGCGCCTGGTGCTGTGGGAGCAGGCCATCCAGCGCGACCTGATCACCAACACCAAGTATTTCGCCAAGTTCTCCATGGCGGCGCTGCTGCGCGGCGATACCGCCTCCCGCTTCAATGCCTACAAGGTAGCCATCGAGAACGGCTGGCTGTGCCAGGACGAAGTGCGCCTGCTCGAGGATCAGAACCCTATTCCCAACGGGGTGGGCAAGACTTACTGGCGGCCGGCCAACTGGGCGCCGCTGTCGCAGCTCACTTCTCCCACCTCGGCGCCCCGCAACGAGCAGCCCGACCAGACCGACACCGAAGACGTGCAGACGGATCCGGGCGAAGGCGGCCAGGGCGACAACCAGGCCGCGGCCCAGAATGCGCGCCTGCAGCTGCTGGCCAGCTCGGCCGCCGACCGCTGCGCGCGCAAAGAGATTGCCGGCCTGCGCAAGATGGTGGAGCGTGGCGCGGACGGTTATCAGATCTCGGAGTTTTACGACGATCAGCTTCATTTCGTCGCCGAAGTGATGAACCTGCAGCCGGCCGATCTTGTTTCTCTGCGCCAGGACTACTTCGAGCGCGCCGGCAGCCTGACGGGCCTGATCGCCGCCGGCGAGCTCGAGGCTGCCTATGACTACATCGATCATCTGGCGAAACGTGAAGCGGCCGAGCTGGCCCAAATAGCAGTGAAAGGAGTCTCCGCATGAAGTTCTCCAGTCTGCGCCGGGCGCTGAACGGCAAGCTCTGGTTCGTCCACGAACAGAAGATGAATGAGATCGTGGCCTTCCTGGAACTGAAGCTTTCCGGCGGATCGGCGGATCCCGATGTCGTCGCCGCGATCCGCGCTGCCAATGAGGCGAGCGCCATGCGCTCCAAGAGCTCGAGCGCGGCCGGCGGCGCGGTGGCCGTGATCCCCTGCTACGGGCTGATCATGCACCGCCCGGCGATGGATCTCTCCGGGCCCGGCGGGACCTCGTGCCAGATGCTCTCGCAGCAGCTGCGCCAGGCGGTGGACGATCCCGGGGTGAGCGCCATCTTGATGGATATCGATTCGCCCGGCGGAGACACCGATGGCGTCGACGAGCTAGCCAGCGAGATCTACAACGCCCGCAAGCAGAAGAAGATCACCGCGGTTTCGAACTCGCTCTGCGCGTCGGCGGCCTATTACCTGGCGTCGCAGTGCTCGGAAGTGGTGTGCAGCCCGAGTTCGCTCACCGGTTCGATCGGCGTCTACTGCATGCACGAGGACGATTCCGAGATGCTCGCCAACCTGGGCGTCAAGATGTCGATCATCAAGTTCGGCGAGAACAAGGCCGAGGGCAACCCGCTCGAGCCGCTTTCTGATTCGGCGCGCGCCCACCTGCAGGAGATGGTCGACACCTTCGGGGTGATGTTCGAGAAGGCCGTTGCCCGCGGCCGCGGCGTGTCGCGCGACGAGGTGCATGCGAAGTTCGGCCAGGGCCGGGTGTTCGATGCGAAGCAGGCTGTCAAGCTGGGGCTCGCCGATCGTGTGGGCACGCTCGACGAAGTGCTGCAGCAGTACGGCGTGAGCCGCGGCTCCGGCGCTTCCAGCCGCGCGGCGGAAGAGAGTCCCGACCTGCAGGCCGAAGCCCGCCGCCGGCAGATCGCGCTCACCGGCGCCTGAGTTTCACATTGATGGAACCGAGAACGCTGGGAAGAGGATACTTGGGAACATGAGCGATTTTGTGAAGAGATTGCAGGAAGAACAGGCGGCAGAAGATGCCGAACGTGCCGCATGGTCGTTGGGCGAATACACTGGAACCCCTTGTCCCAACTGTGGAAGAGAGCGTCTTTGCGTTTGCCCGAATGGGAAGCACCGTTGTGAAAAGTGCAACTGGGTTCCAGAGGACAACGCATATTGCCCGATTTCCAATAGGTAACGTCGCGATAGGCCCAGAAAGAATAGCCCAAAGTTTGAAGCTTCAAGCCTCGCCATCGCGAGGCTTTTCTTTTGGGACCAAAGTCCCGCACCGCGCAAGCAACTCTCCGACGAGAGTGCCGCAGCGCTTCACCGTAACTCAACCCAAGACACTGGGAGGTGTCCAATGCTGAAGAAACTGCGGCAAATGCTCGCTGACTGGCGCGCCAAGGCGCAAGCCATCAACGGCCTCGCCGAGAAGGAAAGCCGCTCTCTTACCGACGGGGAGCAGACCGAATTCAACGCCGCCATTGCCGAGTGCGAAAAGCTGCAGACGCAGATCGCCGCGCAGGAAAAGCTGCTGGAGATCGAGCGCGTCGCGCCCGCTGCGCAGATCGAAGTGGGCGTGGATCATGCCACCGAGAAGCCGTTTGCCTCGCTGGCCGAGCAGTTGAAGGCTGTCCGCACCCACGCGACCAGCAAGGGCACGAAGAGTGACCCGCGCCTGTTCGCTGCGGCTCTGGGCGGCAACGAGACGGTGGACTCCGAGGGCGGTTTCCTCGTCGCTCCCGAATTTGCGCCGGGCGTCTGGCAGCGCACCTACGACGTGTCGGTGCTGGCGCAGCGCTGCTTCGACCAGCCGATGACCTCCAACCGCCTGGTCATCAACGCCGTCGACGAAGACAGCCGCGCGGACGGATCGCGCTGGGGCGGCATCCTGTCCTACTGGCTCGCCGAGTCGGGCACCTACACCGCGACGCAGCCCAAGTTCCGCCAGATGGAACTGGTGGCCAAGAAGCTGATCGCGCTCACCTACGCCACCGAAGAGCAGTTGATGGACGGTCCCGCCTTCGCGCAGTACGTCGACAAGGTGGTTCCCCAGGAACTCGCGTTCCGCGTGGACGATGGCATCTTCAACGGCACCGGCTCGGGCATGCCGCTGGGCTTCAACGCCTCGGGCGCAGTCATCCAGGTCGCCAAGAATGCCGCCGACACCTCCGCGACCCTCTCGGTCGGCGACGTGTTCAGCATGTACCAGCGCATGTGGGCTCCGTCCCGCGCCAACGCTGTATGGCTGATCAACCAGGGCATCGAGTCCCTGCTCTGGAACTTCGTCCGCGGCTCCGGCACGGCCGTCGAACTGCTCTACAACCCGCCCGGCTCGCGCGGCGGCAACGGCGCCTGCGGCTCCATGCTCGGCCTGCCCGTGATCCCGGTGGAATATGCGGCTGCGCTCGGAACCCCCGGCGACATCGCGCTCGTCGACCTCAGCCAGTATTGCCTGGCCCGCCGCAGCGGCGTGCAGATGGACACCAGCATCCACGTGCAGTTCCTCACCGACCAGCAGGCCTTCCGCTGGAAGCTGCGCCTCGACGGCCAGCCGTTGTGGAAGAAGCCCCTGACCCCGAAGAACGGCACCACCAACACCCTCTCGCCATTCGTCACCGTGGCCGTCCGCACCTAGTTTCCCGCCGGATAGCCGCTCCTGACGGGGCGGCTTGAGGCCTTAACCACTTTCCTCACCGGAAGGGAGAAGACTCAAATGGCAAATGGAATTCGCATCGCCGAGAAGACGCACGTGGTCAACGTGCTGCCTCCGGTCGATATCACGGGGGGCACGAAAACCCAGGCTGTGAGCCTGGCGAACGCCTCCCACGTCTCGTTCGTTATCCAGATCGGTGTCTCCGCCGCCGCTCCTGGCGCCGTCACCGTGCAGGCCGGCACTGCAACCGCCGCCATCGGTGCCGATGTCACCGGCGCCGCCGCCATCGCCTTCAACGTCCACAAGCAGGAAACGGCCGGCGCTGCCAAGGACACTCTCGGCTCCCGCACAGCTGTTGCCGCCACCGGCTTCACGCCCGCGGCCACGGACGGAATCTTCTACGTGATCGAAGTCGATTCCGCGGAACTGCCCGCCGGCAGCTCCTACGTGCAGGTCTGCATGGCCAACACCACCAACTCGGTCATCGCGTCCTGTGTGGCCATCCTCTCGGGCCTTCGCTACACCGGCATCGACACCGTCACCGCGTAATCAACCGCCCCGCTTCTTCGGAGGCGGGGCGCATCTTTTGAGGTTCGCAATGTTCGTTCGTGAACTGACCGGACGCTATGCGGGCGAGATCCGCGAGTTCCCTGCGCACATCGCGCGGGAGCTCATCGCCGCCGGGCGCGCCGAGAATCCGTATGCGGATCCGCAGCCTGAGCCGCCGGTGCAAGAGCCTGAAGTGCCGCAGAAGCCCGCCAGAAAGAGACGCTGATGGATGACGCTGTTTTGATTCTGCCGCCGGCCTCCGAGCCGGTCACCGTCGATCAGGCCAAAGTGCAGCTGCGTCTCGATCCCGGCGACTCCGACGAGGACGATTTTCTCGCCGGCCTAGTCGCCACGGCGCGCGTCGCGTGCGAGGACTATGCCCGGCGGGTGTTCATCACCCAGCGCTGGCAGCTGCGCATGGAAGGCTTCCCGGGCAAGGATTGGCGCTACAACTGGAACGGCTATCCGGCCATCGTGCTGCCCAAGCCTCCGTTTCAATCCATCGACTTTGTGAAGTACGTCGACACCTTCGGCCAGGTGCAGGATCTTCCGCTGGACACGACTTACGGCAACGGTGCGGCGCAATACGGCTACCAGCTGGTGCGCGGCGGCGAAACCGCTCCCGCCCGGCTGTTGTCGGCCTGGGCGCGGCCCTGGCCGCCGACCCGCATGGTGCCGGGGAACGTGATGGTGCAGTTCCGCTGCGGCTATGGCGAGCTGCTCACGGTTTCGATGGATCCGGACTCGGCGGTGCTGACCGCCCCGGTGACCTTCAATGCCGACGATGCGCCGCTGATGATCGGCGGCACCGGCCTGCCGGTGACCGTGAAAGGCGCGGGCCCGGACGGCACGGACCTGAAGACGTTCATCGCCTCGGTGGATGAAAGCGGCGTGGCCACACTTAAGGCCGCCGCATCCACGCCGGTTACGGACGGCCAGGCCTGGGCCGGTCATCCCCTGCCGCCGGTGATTTCCCAGGCGATTCTGATCGCCGTTGATTACCTCTACGAGCACCGCGGCGAGACCGACGCGCCGCTGCCGCAGGCGGCCAAAGCTTTGCTCGATCCCTACCGGAACCTGGTGGCTTAAAACATGCCCGCAAGCCCCTACAACGCCAATTCGCTGGTGATCGCCGCCGGCGAGCTGCGCCACTCCATCCAGGTGCAGAAGCCGCGCATGGCTGAGCCGGACACGTTCGGCAGCTCTGTCGTCCCGGCCAACTGGGACACCGTGCGCACGTGTTTCGCCCGCATCTACACCGCCGGCGGCCGCGAGACCAACCAGGCCGCGCAGATCGTGAGCGAAGTTTCGCACGTCGTCAAGACGCGCTGGAAGTCGACGGTCATCAAGGCCGGATACCGGGTTGTCTTCGGCAACCGGATCATGACCGTGCAGTACGTGGAGAACGTGGAAGAGCGCGACCGCGTGTTGCTGCTCTATTGCCTCGAAGTGAACGGGGGCGGGGAATGATGCAGGAAGGCCTCAATGCGCTGCTGGAGGGCTCGCAGGCGGCGGCCCTGGCGCAGGGCGGGATCTTCGCCGGCGTGGCGCCGGATGATAAGAAGCTCTATCCCTGCGTCTCCTACAGCCTGGTGGGCGGATCTGCGGATCCGACTCTCACGACGTCCGGCGTGATCCGCCAGAGGGTCGAGCTCAACGGTTTCAGCTTCAATTCCTACGCCGAGGCGGCCGAGATCCGCGCGGCCATCATCGCCGCCCTCGAGGGCTGGCAACAGCAACTCTCCGACGGGGTCAACATTCTCGACACCGTCCTTCTCAATCCTGGGACCGACTTCGTATCGGAGCAACGATGCTTCCGGTGCATGTGCGAGTTCTACGTCCTTTACACCTTGCCCAGTTAGGGCAGCTCTTTGAAGGAGGAGCGATGGCATACGCAGGAAGCAAAGCCCAGGCCGGGCGGGGATCAACCATCTCCATCGGGTCCACGCCGACCCCGATCGGCGAGGTTACCGACATCCCTTTGAGTCTCCCGAAGTGGGAGACGGCCGAAGTAACGAACCTGGATTCCGGATCCGACGCGGAATACATCACCACCATCCGCAAGGCGTCCAACTTTTCCGTCAAGGGCAACCGGGTGGCGGCCGACGCCGGCCAGGTGGCTGTGCAGACGGCCTACTCGAACGGCACGGTCTCGTCTTTCACGGTGCAGTTGCCGAAGAGCGCCGCGCAGACCTCGACGGGCGACAAGTACGTCTTCAACGCGCTGGTGCTGAGCTGCAGCTTCGACATCAGCCCGGCCAAGGCCATGGAATTCAGCCTGGACCTGCAGATCACCGGCGCCGTCACCTTCACCGCCGGCACGTAGCCTTACCTCACAGGGCCGCTTTGTTTGCGGTCGGGCGGCCCTGCTTTTTGAAGCGCCGATGTGCCAGCCGTCACAACTATCAAGGGAAACTGGTGCTAAAGTGGAATCCCTTCGAGGTGCGTATGGCGATTGCGTCGGAAATCATGGTTTACACGTTGGTGGCAGTCCTCGTGGTCGGGCTCTACCTGCTGCCCAGTTTTGTGGCGGCCAATCGGAAGTGCAAGGCTGGAGCCGGGATCGCGGTCATCAACATCTTTCTGGGGTGGACTTTCATCGGCTGGGTGGTCGCGTTGGCCTGGGCTTCATGCGGTGAAGTTAAGGCCGCAATCTGAGAACGAGATAAGAAAAATCAGGAAACATGAAGCCGCCTCCGGGCGGCTTTTCTATTGGAGGAAACATGCGCAAGACCGCGGCGGTCAAGGCAGACCCGACGATTCCACGCACGCCGATCACGCTGAACGGCAAGACCTACGATCTCTGCTTCAAGATGCGGGCCCTCGGCGAGGCCGAGCTGGCCATCAATGCTGAACTCATCAAAGCGAAGCGCGAGGATCGCGTCAACCTGCTGTATGCGCTCCCGGGCGACAGCTTGCTGAACCTGCAGATCCTGTTCGCCGCGGCGCTGCGCACGCATCATTCGGAGATCAGCTTCGATGAAGCTGTCGATCTGGTGACCTACCACAACGTCTACGAGGTACGGCGCGTGGTGCGCGAGGCCTGGGAGGCAGTGGCCGCCAAGCCTGAGCCGGGAAACCCTCCGGAGCCCGGCAAGTAGAGCAGGCTCCGAGCTGGGCGGAGTATTGGGCCTTCGCGCATCTAGAACTGCGGCTTTCGAAGGATGAGTTTTTCGATCTCACTCCGCGGCTGTTTCAGGAACTTCGCGATGTGTGGATCCGGCAGCAGCAGCGCTGGCATACTCTCCTCGCGCTGCTGCGCATGGATGTGATCAATTACAGCATCTGTCATCCCGAGAAGCCGGTGCGGCTCGAGGACCTGGTGCCTGATTCACCGAAAGCGCAGGCCTCGGCGGCTCCGCGGCGGATGACTGCTAAGCGCCGCCAGGCCGTGGCTGACAAGATCCGGATGTTCTTCGAGGTGAAGCGTGCCGATGAAGCTTGAAATGGAGGGGATGGATCAGCTGCAGGGCACCCTTAGGTTCCTGCGGGAAGCTTCAATCAGCACTGCCGCAAAGAAAGCAGCGCAACGAGGCGCCCGGGTCATGGCAGCCGAGCAGCGGAGCCGCGCGCCAGTGCTCGATCAAAAGACTGCTGGCAGTACTTCGTTGAATCCGCGCGAACTGAAAGAATCGATCCGGGTGTATATCCGTCAGATGCCCGACGGGATTATCAGAGCGTTCATCGGTCCGGCCGGATATAACTACGTGCGCGTAGCGCACCTCGTCGAATATGGGCACCGCTTAGTCAAGGGCGGGAAGTCGCGCGTCGGCATTCTCGGCGCTTCCGGGCCGGGTCATGAAATTGGCGAGGTTCCTGAGCATCCATTCCTCAGGACGGCCTATGAAACGAGCTGGCAGCAGGCGCTTGATGCCGTTGCTGAAGAATTCAGGGATTGGCTGAAGGGCGCAGGACAGTTGCAGGGTTACTACTGAGGATATTGCGATGGCTGATATTGGCCGCATGAAGGCGATTCTCGACGTTGACAGCAAGAGCGGGGAAGCCTCGCTTCAGCGAATCAGCGGCGAGTTTAAGGCTGTCGGTGATGCGGCAACGCAGGCTGGCGAGAAGGTCTCGCAGTCCGGCGACAAGGTGGATCGCGCCGCCAAGCTTAAAGAGCAGGCCATCGAGCGTGCGCGGCGCGCCTTTGAGCGCGAGAAGCTGGCGCAGGATCGTGCTATCGATGCGGAGAGAGCGGCGGCGCGGGAGAAGGAGCTTGCGGCTCTCAAGGCTGACATTCTGTCGCGGTCAATCGAGAAAGAAACCGTCGCGCAAGAACGTCTGGCCATGGCGAAGGAAATGGCGAGGGGCGCGCTCGAGTTTGCCGGAGTTACGGCATCCGTCGGCTTTGTCGTCGAGAAGATGACCGAGCTGGTCAGGTCCACCGTCGAGATGGGCGTCGAGCTGGGACACCTCTCGCAGCAAACCGGCATGTCGGTGGAAACCCTGTCGGTATTGAAGTACGCGGCGCAGACCACGGGCATCGAGTTTGAGGCGCTCACGAAGGGCTTTAAGAAGCTCTCTACGGAGGCCTATGATGCCACCGAACGCGGAGCGAAGACGGCCGTCAGGGCGTTTAGCGAGCTCGGCATCAGCGTGGCGGACCTCAAGGCCAAAAACAATGACCTGTTTGCCGTGCTCGAGATGGTCTCCAATCGCTTCAAGGAAATGCCGGATGGCATTCAGAAGAATGCACTGGCGACCGAACTGTTCGGCCGCGCTGGTCAGCAGCTCATTCCGATTTTGAATCAGGGCGCGGAAGCGATTGAGCGGTTGAAGGCTTCGGCACCGATCTTTACCGACGCTGATGTTGAGGCCATGGAAAAGCTGCACAAGGCAACGGTGAATCTGGATACGGCATGGCATCGCCTGGGGTTGACTCTTGCAGAGGCATTCGGACCGGCCGCTACGAGCTACCTGAATAACTATGCGGCTGGTCTTCAGGCGATCGTGGACACGGCAAAGAAGGCGCCGAACCTGTTCGGCAGGATCTTCGGCGGTCCGGGTAGCATGCTCTTTCCTCCGGAAGAAACATCTGGCGGAGGCGAATCCAAGCCGGGCGGTTCGGTAGTGCCTCCTCACGGCGATGGCGGGCATGGCGGTGGTGGCGGCAGGGGTAAGGCTCGCGAGGGCGCGGTTATCACTGTTGACACCGAAGCGTTAGATGAGCTGGCGCTTGCAGCGATGGATGCCTTCCATCGGGTGATGAAGACGCAATGGCGTCCAGATATCGCTACGCAGTCAGCCACGACGGATTACCAGATTCCGCTTGAGTCTTTAAAGAATCTCAATCTGCAGCCACTCAGGCAGCTCAACCCGGCGATTGCCGGCGCGAAGGCCGGCCTCGACGAGCTGGCGAGCGCGTTTAGCGATACCGCCGCGATGATGCGGGACCTGGTGGTTCGTAGCGTCAACGACCTCAATCAGACTCTCGTCGGCAAGATGTTCGGCGACAAGGGCGCGAGCTTTAGCAGGATGTTTTCCGACATCGGCCATGAGGCAGCTAAAAGCGGCCTGCAGATGCTCGAGGGGTCCGTGCTTAAGGGTATGGGCTTCGGCAAGCACGACGGCAGCTCGGCGATGTCGCCGCTATACGTGATCGATGTGAGCGGCGCGCCGGGCACCGCCGTGCCAGGTGCCGATGGTGCCCTCGGCAAACTTGGACACTGGCTGGGCGGTGCTCTGCATCTGCCAGGGTTCGCTGAGGGCGGTGAGGTGCCTTCGAACCTGCCAATTCTCGTGGGCGAGCATGGGCCGGAGCCCTTTATTCCCAGAACTGCTGGGACCATTATTCCTAATGATCAATGGCGCAAAGGATTTGGCGGCGGCCCGCAGATCGGCTACATCGACGCGCGTGGCACGGATCCGGCGCTGACGCGGGAGAACTTCGCCCGGGCCATCGAACACGCCAGGATCTCCGGCGCGCAGACCGCCATGCACGCCATGAACGAACGCCAGGCGCGCCTGCCGCGGCGCTGACTACCGGCAATAGCGCTCGATCTTGTCTTTGGCTTTGCCGTCGGCGACGGTCTGCCACTGCATGTTGGACGGATTATCGGGGCCGCCGCACATCAGCGGCTTGACATGGTCGATGACGTAGCCGGGGCAGGATCCGGACCTGCGGCCATTGGCGGGGCAGGGATGAAGGCGTTTGAAAGCATTCTTGGCGGCGGTGCTGCGGTGCGTGCGGTGCGCGTAAGTGTGATGGCTTCGAGTTGTTGCGTCGGAAGATGACGGACTGAGGATGACAACCAAGAGCAACAGGGCGTACAGGTACTTTCGCATGTCAGTCTCCGCGATGTTCAGCTGGATCAGGAAATAGTACACCTTTCTGGGGGAAAGCAATGAAGTTTACTTTTGGGCTGCGCCTGGGCGCGGCGATCGCATTGGTGTGTCTGGCGGCGGCCGCGGCTGCGCAATACACCACCGTGACCGGTTCGCACGTGGGCGGATCCGCGACGCCGCTGGCCAATGGCATGATCTATCTGCAGCCGGTGAGCGGGTGCACGTCCAACCCCGACCCGGTGGCCGCGCGCATCGCCGCTGACCAGGGCCAGATCCTGGGAGTGCCTTACAAGGGCGCGGTGCTCAATGGCGCCTTCTCTATATCGAACGTGCCCGACGCGCTGGCGACTTCGCCGAACATTGCGTACGCGGTTACGGCGCTCGATCCCTTCAAGACGGTGGTGCTGGGCAACGGCCTGATGCGCGACGGCGTGCATGTGCTCCCGGGCGGCCCGTACGGCTGCGTGCAGCTCACCGGAACGACGTGGAACTTCGATACCTATGTGCCCAGCACGATCCCCACAATTCTGCCCGCGACCGGGGGCGCCGTGAACGGGCCGATGACGTTTAATGGGCCGGTCAGCTTCGCCTCCACAGTGTCGGGCATCAATGTCAATGGCCTGCCCGCGGGGGTGGCCGGCGACGGCGCCAACGGCCTGCAGGTGACGGGGAATGTCGCCGCGGCAAGCGGTCAGTTCTCGGGCTTGGTTACGGCACCGAGGGTGGAGGCGAACGGGCAGATGCTCGGAGGGCGCCCGCTAGGCTCGCATTTCTTCGGCGACTCGATCACCTTCGGCAATGGATCGACGTCGAGCTGGCCCGGGTTTGCGCAGAATTCGCTGGCTTATGCGTTCCGCATGGGCAGGATGTTCGGCGGCGTACCTACCAACGATGCGGTGGGTGGAGCTCAGGTGCTCGACCAGGCGGTGATGATGTCGCAGGCGATCATCCCGCAGATCAACGGGCCGGTAAATTCGCTGATGATCAACACCAACGACGCCGGCCTCTACGCCGGCGACGCCAACAAGCAGCTGGTAACCAAGCGGGTCGACACCTTCACGCACAATTACCTCGCCATTCCGGCATCCAGCTACGTGCCCGCGCAGGGCTGCACGAAAAGCGGCTCGTGGACGAATGACGACACCTATGGGGTGGGCCGCGGAATTTACTCGACTACGAACGGCAACACGCTCTCCTGTTCGGCAACTCCGCCGCCCAGTTCGCCGGGTGTGGTGCTGGCTTGCTATGTGATCGCCAACGCCAACAGCACGTCGACGTTTACGCTGGCGATCGACGGGGTGCAACAGACCGATTATTTCGCCAGCGGTACGACCTGGCACGGGAACGGCGACAACGGGGTTTCGATCACGGCGAATGGGGGTAGCACGGCGGGGCCGGTATGCGCGCGGTTTTCCGGCCTTTCTACGGGAGTGGCGCACACGTTTCTGTGGACGGTGACGGGCACGACCGGGGCGACGGCCAAGGTGGAACCGCTGATGCTGATGGTGGTGCCGGCAAAGGATGCGAACAATCCCAACGAGATCATCTACGGCTTCCCGATCCCGAGCTCGGCGGCGACCAATAACTACACGTACAACGCGGCCTACTACGCGATCACCCAGTCGATCGCGGCGCAGGCGATTGCGGACGGCCTGAACGTGACCTGGGTGGACACGCAGGCGGCCGAGGCTACGAACCAGGCCGTATTGATCCCGATGGCCGCCGCCTCCACGGTGGTGCCCGGAGGGACGAGCGGATGGGTTTCCGATATCGGCGTGAGTTATTACCTTTCAGGCGTGCCGCTTGCCAAGGTGGCATCGGCGCCGGCCTGCGGGCAATATTCGGTGAGCGGGGGAATTTACACGTTCAACTCCTGCGATTCGGGCAGGCCGGTCTCGTTTTCCTTCATGGCGAACTGCGGCGCGGGGGTGAGCAATGCGGCGTATGCGTCCAACTGTCTCACCGATACACTGCACCCCTCCAACCTGGGGCATGCGGTGATCGTGGCGGCGGCCAAGGCGGCGCTGGCTAGTTCACAACTGCTGTTTCCGGGCGCGCCCGCGGAGGCGCCCTTTGTGGCGACGCCGATCACCCCGAAAGAGTGGGCGACAGACAATCAGTGGGGCGTGAATTCGGCCACCGCCTGGAATCCGGGGCGGGCAGTGCTGAAGTTCCGGAACATGGTGTGGGGTTACAGTTTCGAGCCGGGCCTGGGAACTATCTGGATTTCTCCGACCGGGTCCAATACCGCATGGTGCGGCTATTCCGGCGCTTCGATTCCCAAGGATATGACCACGCTCGCCTGCAATGCCTGGGTGAACGGCGGAGGGCATTTTTACGAGAATTCGGGCATCGATGTGCAGCCGGCGTCGGCCGCGACGGCAAGCGTGAACCAGTCGGGCGCGGGAGTGAACTTCACCGCCAACACCTGGTACTCGACGACCTCGGCGAGCGCGGTTGACACCTACACGCTGGCCAACAGCGCCAGCAACGGCACGCAGAATACGCACCTGAAACTGTCGCATGCGCTCAATGCCTGCGCGGCGCCTCCCTGCACGTGGGATCTGGACATCAGCGGGGCGACCGGGGTGAATAAGCTGGGCACGGCGGCTACGGGGCCCAACAGCGTGCTGCAGGGTCAAGCGATACAGGCGGGCACGGTGGCCGCGGGATCACTGCAGAATTTCATTCAAAACTCGGTCAATATGACGGGCACGGGATGGTCGGCCGGCTCGGCGACGGTGACCGGCGGGCAGGCGGATCCGCTCGGGGGCACGAATGCGATTTCGATGCAGTCGGCATCATCGAGCGGGACTTATGTGAACACGCCCACGGTGCAGAACCTGGTCAACGGCACAACCTATTCGACCTGCGGATACTTGAAAGGCGCGGCCGGCGGAGAACAGGTGCAAGTCTTGATGGGCGGTTTCGGATCGGGCGCCAGCATCCCCGCGCTGACCACGAGCTGGCAATACTACGGGCCGTACACCTGGGCGCCGAACAGTTTGCTGACGCGCACATTTGCGATCCAGGCGATCCCGGCAACCAACCAGACCGTGTATGCCTATGGATGGTCGGTGGTGCCGGGCACGATGTGCCCGGCGTTTCTGCCGACGACCACGCCGGTCACCACGCCGGTGCAGGGGATCGTCACCCCGGCGGTGATCGCGCCGCTGATTCAGACCTCGATTGTCTACACGGCGGCGGTGATTCCTTTGCCGGCCTGCAATGCAGCCGCGCTGGGACAGCGCGCGGTGGTCGGCGATGCTACTTCGCCGAGCTATCTAGGCGCATACGCGAGCGGCGGCGCGGTAGTCGCTCCGGTGATCTGCAACGGGTCAGGCTGGGTTACGTACTGAGGAGTATGAATGGGGATCATCGGCACATTCAACGGCTGGAACATTCTGGCCCTGCCCTGCGACGTGCTTCCGCGGGTGACGTCGCCTTCCTCGATCGAGTGGGATCCGCAGGAGGCGGTAGCGGAGAACGAGTGCGAGTTCACCATGCAGTCGCAGGTCTACGACTGGATGCAGTCGCGGCTCGACGGCCAGGTGTCGTTTCCGCCTATGGACCGCTGGTCGCACGATGCCTGGGCGGCCTTCATTCGCGCCTGCCGCGGCCCGCTCAACACGTTCCTGCTCGGCGATCCGCGGGCCAAGCTGCCCAAGGGATTCACGGTGGAAACGGACGTGCCGCTGGTCAATGGCGGATCGCAGAGCGGCTACAGCCTGGCGACGCGGGGCTGGACGGCGGGCATGAAATCCATTCTGCTGCCCAATGATTACATCTCCATCGGCTACCGGATGTACAGCGTCACGGATGTGGTGGACGCGGACTCGAGCGGCCATGCCACGTTGCCCGTCTGGCCGCCGCTGCGCGAGACGCCGGCCGACGGCGCGGCCATTGTGACGCGCGGCTGCAAGGGATTGTTCCGCCTCAAGTCCGCGGACAACAAGGACAGCGTGAACCCGGGCGCCTACGGGTTCTCTGGGTTCGCCATCAAGGAGGCGCTCTGATGCCGAGAGCATTGACGACCGCCATGAAGACCGCGCTCGGCCAGCCGGTGGTGCGCCTGCAGCTGCTGGCCGCGCTGCAGTTTGCCGACTCGACGGTCTACGTGTGGACTGGCCTGGGGCCAGTGACCTGGAACGGCATGACCTTCCAGGGCGTCGGCAGCCTGGGTGATATCGGCGGGATCAGCGAGGATTCGAGCGTCGAGGCCAAGAACGTCACCATCTCGCTCTCGGGGATTCCCAGCAGCATGATGGGTGAGGTCCTCGACGAATGCCGGGTGCTGGGTTCGGCGCAGATCTGGCTGGCGCTCTACGACGCCAGCCTGCAGCTCATTGCGGATCCGTTTCTGAGCTACCAGGGCAAGATGGACGCTCCGGAAATGGACGACAACCGCAAGACCTGCACCTGCACCATCAGCCTGGAAAACGTGCTGGTGGATCTCAACCGCGACTGCTACCGGCGCTACACCGACGAGGACCAGCAGATGGATCTGGCCGACACGCTGACGCGCCTGGGGCTGTCCAGCACAACGATCGACACCGGCTTCACGCACGTCGCCGGCCTGCAGGAGCAGATCACGTTCTGGGGCCGCTCGCCCAGTTCAGTCAACAACGTTTGAGGAGAAAGCAATCATGATGGTGCGTATTGAGACGCCGTGCAGTGGTGTGTCCGCGACTGGCGCGGGAACAAAGGTAACGACAATGGACGGGCATGAGATCAAAGGTATTGCCGCGATTGATCTTCGCATCCGCCCGAACGAACCGACGCAAGCAACGCTGGGAATTTGGTGCGCTTTTCTCGGCGAAGCGAGATCGGATTTTGTGGTTACCGATCCGGAGACTGGCGACCTGAGATCGGTCAAGCGAATCGAGTTTACTGATGGCGGCAGCTGGGATGCTGACCCGAAAGCCTGACTGGCAAAGCTGCCTGAGCAGCTACGTGCTGGAGTGTGCTGCCAAGCCTTTCAGGTACGGCGAACTCGATTGCGGGCTGTTCGTCGCCGGCGCGATCGAGGCGATGACCGGCGTGGATGTGGCCGGCGATCTGCGCGGGGTGTACGCGACGCGCAAAGAGGCCTTCGGCACGATTAGACGGCTCGCTGGGCGCGCCTCGATGGAAGCGATAGCGGAATGTATCGCCGCGCGCTGCGGGGCGCAGGAAGTGCCTGTGGCGTTCGCGCAGCGGGGCGATGCGGTGCAGCTCGGCCGCGGCCGCGCCGCCACGCTGGGGATCGTGGCCATGCACGGCACCGAGATCCTGGCGCCGGCGAAGGACGGCCTGGTGCGGATGGAGATGAGCAAGGCAGTGCGGGCCTGGCATATCTGAGGAATCGAAAGCATGTCCAAGGTAGTTACAGAAGTCGCGCTGGGCGCGGCGGCGATCAGTTTGGCGATTCTCATGCCTCCGGCCGGCCTGGCCCTGTTGGGCGCGACGCTCACGCCGGGGATGTTTGCGGTGATGGGCGCCTCCCTGGTGCTGGGCGGAATTGCCGATGCGCTGGGCCCGGGCAATCCTCGCGCCGGCCTGGCGGTAGGCGTGACCACGCCGATCGGGCCCTGGAACTACGTCTATGGCACCCAGAAAGTGGGCGGCGTGGAGATCTTCCGCGAGTCCAACAACTCGCAGGGCACTTCCAACAACAAGGAACTGCACCGCGTCTACGTGCTGGCCTGCCATCCCTGCGCGCTGGGCGCCTGGCAGCTGCGCATCGACGGCAAACAGGTGCTGCTGACCGGCAACTCCAGCACCGGGTGGAACAGCTACTCGCCCACCCAGATCCAGTGGAACATCCAGACCATCAGCCGCTCCAGCGGCTTGGTGACGATGCGCCTGATCCAGCCCATGCCCGCGGGCACGGCCAACAATACCCTGCAGGTGCGCGGGGTGGCCGACGGCACGTTCAATGGCACCTGGACGGTCTCGCAGCCTAATCCTTCCGATTTTCAGACTTGGACTTACGTGTGCGGCGGCCCGGACACCTCAAGCTCCGGCGGCAGCGCGCGGACCACGTATTCCGATTACAAGGACAAGATCCACGTCGAGATCCTCGATGGCAACCACACGGAGACGTTTCCCGGCCTGCTGGCCTCGGGCACCTCGTGGGGCGCCAATGATCTCTGCCTGGGGCGCTGCGTGGCCTACGTGCGCATGGGTTACGACGACGCGGTATTCCCCTCATCGATTCCCAACGTGTCGTTTGTGATCGATGGCAAGAAAGACATTCTCGATCCGCGCACCAACACGCGAGGCTTTAACAACAACGCCGCGCTCTGCATTGCCGACTTCCTGAGCCTGCCGACAACCAGGGGCGGCTTCGGCCTGGCCATTGGCACCGACATTCCCACGGCGCCGCTGATCGCCGCGGCCAACGTGTGCGACGAGCTGGTGCCGCTGGCCGCCGGCGGCACGGTCAAGCGCTACACCTGCGACACCTACATCCCGCTCTCCACCACGCGCGGCACGATCCTCAAGGATATGCTCTCGTCGTGCGCCGGGCGCATCAGCTACCAGGGCGGGCAGTTCTCCATCTTCCCGGCCGCGTGGGTTGCACCTACTCTGCAGATCAGCGACGCAGACCTGGTGGGCGGCATCAAGCTGCATCCGCGATTCGGGATCCGCGACACCTGCAACGCGCTCAAGGGCACGTATGTCAGCCCGGAGAACGCCTACCAGCAGGCAGACATCCCGGCGTACATGCAGGACGCGCGGCACGGATATGTCGCGGATCCCTGGCTGGCCGAGGACCGCGGCGAGCGTATTTTCAAGGAAGTCAACCTGCCCTGCACCTCGAGCTCGGCCACCGCGCAGCGCCTGCTGAAGATCGCGCTGCTGCGCACGCGCTTTCAGAAGCGGGTAACGATCCAGTGTTTGCTGCGCGCTTATCAGGCGGTGGCGCTCGACGTAGTCCAGTTCACCCACCCGCGCTACAACTGGCTGAACAAGAACTTCGAAGTGCTCTCGTCGCGCTTCATCCTCGACAAGTCGAACAAGAAAGCCCCGCGGCCCTACATCGAGCTGGATCTCGCGGAGACGGATCCGGAGATCTACGACTGGTCGATCACCGAGCAGCTCACGCCGCAGGGCTACCAGCAACCCAACAATGTGGGTGTGCGGGTGTGCGCGCCGCCGGAGCAGGTGACCACGTACTCGGGGCCGGGCGCGACCATCAACGGGGTGGTCTATCCCTCCACCATCACCACCGGCGCAGACGGCCAGCAGCACAACTCCATCTACGTGCACTGGGCGCCGTGCAATGACGCCAACGTGGTCTTCGGTGGGCACATCGATGTGCAGTACCAGCGGGCCGGCGACACCGCCTGGGCGGGACTGGCCAACATTGCGCCGACTTCCGATCACGTCTTCATTCCCAACGTCAGCGACGGCGTGAGCTACACCGTCCAGGTGCGCAATGTGAACTGCGCGGGCGTGCCTTCGGAGTGGGTGCAGGCCGGGGCCGCGGCCTCCAACACCTACAGCCTCAGCTCGTATTCCGGGATCCCGCAGGCGCAGAACGCGCTTACCGGCATCATCCTGGCCGGGGGCAAGGCGGGCATCGGTATTGCCAATTTCACGCCGGCGCTCTATGCGGCGCCGTGCACGCCCTCGCCGGCGGAGATCGACAACCTCAACCAGGGGCAGCTCTACTACGTCTACTACGTGGACGCGGCTTTCCTGGGCGGCAACATCACGCCCATCGTCACCCAGGACCCCAACGACTTCCTCAACATGGTCGGGTACCTGCTGATCGGTTCCCTGACCACTCCCACCGGCAGTCCCACTTACCGGCCGACCAGCTCGGTGGACCAGGGCGACCGCTCCACGCAGCTGCCGCCGCAGGCCTACGACACCAGCCCGCTCACCTATGCCAACGTTACGGCAAGCAATGACACCATGAACGGGCAATTGAACGGGGAGTGCCAGTTCTACGGGTTCTCTCCGGTCACTACTTCCAGCTCGGCCACTCTTACAGTGCTGGCGGATCTTACCGTGCCGGCGGCGGCCAACGCTTCCACCATCGTGGCGCAGATCGGCGGCACCGATCACACCCTGCTGAACGCCAGCACCACCACGGCGCAGGCCGCTTACACGGTCACCGTGGCGGCGGGAACCAATCTCGCCAGCATTATCGTGACCGCGCATGCCGGACCGCAGCTGGCTCCCAGCGGCGGGTCCAAGGTTTCGCTCAAGATCTACGACATCAAGATTCAGTAACAGGAGAAAACCATGAAGAGCTTCGTTCGCCTGCTGGCGACGGCCGCGGCCGCGTGCGTGTGCCTGGCTGTGCCCGCGTCCGCGCAGGTTGCCGTCTCGGCCTCGCACGTCACCAACGCCTTCAACCAGCCGGTGAAGAACGCGAAGCTCTGCTTTGCGCCGGTGGATGTGACTCGGGATCCGGTCAGCTTCCGCATCGGGTCGCAGCAGGTGGTGCCGACGGAGGCCTGCGCGCCGGTGAACAACGGGGTGATGGAATCGGGGCACACCCTGGCGCCATCGCCGGCGGGATTGTACTACCACATCTATCTCAAGATGCCGTTCTCGAACTGGATCATCAAGGACTACGGCCTGACGGCGATCACCGGCGCGAGCTGGACGTTCGACACTTATGACCCGAACGTGATGATCACGTATGCGTCGCCGGGAGGAGGGGGCCCGAGCCTGGCGCTGACCACCAACGGCGCGAACTGCGCGGCGCCGACTTACTCGAATGGCGCGCTGAACATTCCGCCCTGCGCGCCGAGCGGAGGCACGACCGACTGGAGCTCGCTCACCGGCAAGCCGACATTCGCGACCGTCTCGACCAGCGGGTCCTATACCGACCTGCTAAACCGGCCCAGCTTTGCGGCCGTAGCTTTGACTGGATCCTATAGTGATCTGCTGAACAAGCCGGTGATCCCGCCCGCCCAGGTGCAGAGCGACTGGGGCGCGGCGGTCGGGATTTCGGCGATACTCAACAAGCCCACGTTCGCCACGGTGGCGACGTCCGGATCCTACACCGACCTGCTCAATAGGCCCACGTTCCAGGCGCCCATCTCCCTGATCACGGACGGCGCAAACTGCGCGTCGCCCACATTTGCCAATGGAGTGCTCGACATTCCGCTGTGCGCGCCTTCGGGCGGATCCACCGACTGGACCACGATCACCAACAAGCCGTCGTTCGCGGCGGTTGCGACGACCGGAAGTTACAACGACCTGACCAACAAACCATCCATCCCCGCGGCCCAGGTGCAGTCGGATTGGAATGCG